CGGCATTGGATAGAATCAATGTAAGAAGATTGTTAATCGCAGTGAAGAAATTCATCGCATCATCTACTCGTTACTTAGTGTTCGAAAACAACACAGCAGCTACGAGAAATAGATTCTTATCAATCGTTAATCCTTATTTAGAATCAATCCAACAAAGACAAGGTTTATACGCATTTAAAGTGAAGATGGATGAAACCAACAACACTCCAGATGTAATTGATAGAAACATTATGGTAGGTGAGATATTCTTACAACCAGCAAAAACAGCAGAGTTTATAGTACTTGATTTCAATGTATTACCAACTGGAGCAGCATTTCCAGAATAGTATAAAATAAATTAGTTCCCCTTTTTTAAGGGGGACTAACTATTTTTTGAAATAAACTATATTTATATTAAAGAATTAGAAACGGAGAACATAAATGGCACAATTATTAGACCCAACAGAAGTAATGTTTACATCATTCGAACCGAAGATGTCAAACAGATTCATTATGTACATAGAAGGAATTCCAGCGTACTTAGTGAAAGCCGCTAACAGACCAGAAATAGCAAATGGTAAGGTTACAATCGACCATATCAATGTTAGAAGATATGTAAAAGGAAGAAGTGAGTGGAGTAGTTTAACTATATCATTATACGACCCAGTAGTTCCATCAGCAGCGCAAGCAGCAATGGAGTGGGTAAGATTACACCACGAATCAGTAACAGGTAGAGATGGTTACTCCGACTTCTATAAAAAAGATATCACATTTAACAGTTTGGGTCCTGTTGGTGATAAAGTAGAAGAGTGGACGTTAAAAGGAGCTTTCATCGAAACAGCAAAATTCTCAGACATGGATTATACTGGTGAAGATTTAGCAACTGTAGATTTAACACTTGCATACGATTACGCAATATTACAATATTAATTTCAGATTGTTATATTTATATATTAGAAATTAAATAATGAGAGACCTCAACAGAAATGTTGAGGTTTTTTCGTTTAATTAATATTATTTGTATATTTATATATGGTTAACCAATATTAAAAAAGTTTTAAAACGAGAAACGTTATGAGTAAAGAAAAATTACAAGATGATTACAAAGCACCAGTTTCCAATGAGGATATGGTGGAGCTCGCTAAACAACAATACGAGCAGAAAAAGGTTTCTGATTACAAATTTCCAACAGAAATCGTAGATTTACCTTCCAAAGGTCTTATATATTCTAAAGATAATTCTCTATCAACTGGAAAGATAGAGATGAAGTATATGACTGCTAAAGAAGAAGATATCTTAACTACCCAATCTTATATAAAAGATGGTTCAGTATTAGATAGATTATTTCAATCTCTTATTATATCAAATGGTGAAGGAACGCCTGTAAAGTATGTAGACCTTACTTTAGGTGATAAAAACGCTATTATGATTGCAGCTAGAATCTTAGGATATGGTAAAGATTATGAAGTAGAGATTGATGACCCAACACAACCAGGTACAAAACAAAAAGAAACAATTGATTTAACTCAATTTGAATCAACTGAGTACGATGGTTCAGGACAAACCGAATTGCATAAAAACGAATTTGAGTTTGAATTACCACAATCTAAAAGAAAAGTTACTTTTATGGCATTAACTGAAAGTAAGGAAAGAAAAATCAAACATCAATTAGAAGAATCCAAAAGAGCTTCTAGAAAGATGAAGGATAGAACTGATAAACAACTTACCATCAGATTAAAAAATACAATTGTATCTGTTGATGATGAAACAGAACAAAAAGCAATCAACCATTTTGTGGATAATGAATTATTTGCGGCCGATTCAAGGGCTCTCAGAACGCATATAAATAAAGTTATTCCAGATATGGATTTAACATATGAATTTATATCTGAAGAGACCGGGGAAAGGAGAGATATGCTACTGCCTATGGATTTAGGGTTTTTTTGGCCTCAATCATAGTTATAGAAAGCATTTACACTCTCACATTTTTGATTTGATATTCCACGGAAATGGTGGATTCACTTTTTCAGATGTTTATAATATGCCTGTCTGGGCTCGTAAATTCTATATTGGTAAAATAGTAGAATGGAAGCAAGAAGAGAAGAAAGCATATGATAAAGAATCTAAAAAAGCTAAAGCAATAAGAAGATAATATAATACCCAACAGATTTTTTGATGATTTGTTGGGTATTTCTATATTTATAGAATATAACAACGGGATATAATACTATGGCAAAGATAAAATTATCAGAACTTAAAAAAATGTTCACCGAAGCTGGGTTGGATGAAGGTATTTTTGATATATTCAAAAGTAAAAGTAAAAAACTACATCAAAAACTAAAAGGAATAGATAGTGATATCGAAAACGTAATCACTTCAGCGCCTGATAAAGCTACACAACAGAAATTAAGAAATCTAAACAATGCTCTTAAAGCATATGATGCTCAACGAAGAAAAATGGGTAGATAATTAGAAGTAATCTATGGCATCAGAAAAGAAAATAAAAGACCAACAGCGTTTCAACGAATCAGTTAAGGAAGAACTTAAACTGAGGGAGAAGGAACGTGGTGTGCTTAATTCACTTATTTCATTGGCTAAGGTCAAAGGTAAGATTTCTAACGATGCCAAACAAACACAACAGGATTTAGTAGCAAGTTTAACGGAAACCGCTCAATTAGAATCGGAATCTGAAAAAGTTAATGCTCAAATTGAAGCAGTACAAAAAGCTAAATTAGAATTAATAAAAGAAGCTGAAGAAAAGGGTGAAGCAATAAACGCCCATCTAATAAATCAATTAGATGCAACTGAAGAAATTCTAATGGCAAACAGAGAACGAGCTGCCATCAACGATGAATTGATGAATACCACAAAGAATATTCTTGGGTTGGATTCAGAATTAGAACGAGCAATAGCTAAGGGTGGTGTAGCCGCTCTTGCTATGAACAAAGCATTTGAAAATGTTGGAAAATCGTTATCATCTCACGTTGATGCATTGAAAGATATGGTAACTCAGCAAGGTTTAAGTGTTGGTGAAGCATTTGCATTAAAAGGTAATATTGATGCTGCCTCAATGAGTGTAACTGGATTCCTATATGGTTCAGACCAAATAGCAGCATCAGCACAAGCAATCACCGAAGAATATGGTAGTATTAACGCAGCAACTACTGATTTAATAAAAGGTGTTACTGAAGTAGCATCATTAACAGGTGATGCAACAACTGCACTAAAATTAACCGAAGCATTTGAATCAGCAGGTGTTGAAGCTGGTGATGTAAAAGATACAATATCTGATATAGCTAAAGAAGCAGGTGTATCAGGTAAAATGGCAGTAAAAGGTCTTGGTGACCAAATGTTTAGATTGGTTGGTGCTAGTGAAGAAGAATTAAAAACTATCATTGAAGGTAATATTGAACTTCAGAAACGTGGTATGACAATGTCTGATATCGAAGCTTTATCTAATAGTATGTTGGATATTGAAACTTCGATGAAAAAAGAAGCTAAGTTAAGAGCTATGACTGGTAAGGATATAGGCGCAAATGAAATGCGTAACTTAGCTTTAGCAAGACAACAAGCAACTTCAGCAGACGAAAGAAAACGTATTGAAACCCAAATGGCTGATTTGTTAATGGATAAGGTAGGTTCTGCAGAAGAATTTAATGATTTAAATTTAACAGAACAACGACTTACAGCCGAAGCATATGGCATGTCGGTTCAAGAGTTAACAACTAAAATCCAAACTGCAGAAAAGCAAAAAGAACTTACTGCTAAATATGGTGAATATGCTGGTTTTGTAGAAGGAGCGCAAGGATTCCTCACATCGAGCGCAAAGATGGCTGGTTCTATGGCAATGGAAATGGGTAAAGTTGTACTTAAAACTGCTATAATGAACAAAATGATGGGTGGTTCATCTGGAATTGGTAACATATTAGGTAGTGCAGCTGAATCAGCTAAAGGTTTAGGTAAAAATCTTTTAAACATCGGTAAAGGTGGAATGAAAGATATGGGCCAAAAAATAAAAGGTGGGGTAAAGGGGTTGTTTACTAAATCCGCCCCAACAGAGAACATACCAAAACCTGAAAAAATGACTGAAACGTTAGGTGATGGTGGTAAAGCAGCAGGTGGTGGTGGAATGAAAGAAAAATTCCAAGATATGGCTGAAGGTTTGAAAGCTATGGGTGATGGTAAAGTATTTGCTGGTATCGGAGCGGTAGCATTAGCAGGACCTGCTTTTATTATAGCACTTCCATCAATTCCATTCTTATTATTTATGGGATTAACTCCATTAAAACAATTAGAAACTAACTTTAGTGGATTGGCAACAGGTCTTAATAGTATGGCATCCACATTTATGGGTTCATTGGCTGTTGCAGCATTCGGAATAGCAGCAATTCCATCTATAGCATCAATTCCATTCTTATTATTTATGGGATTAACACCATTAGCACAATTAGCACCTAATTTCACATCATTATCAGTAGGATTAACTACTATGGCATCCACATTTATGGGTTCGCTTGCATTAGGAGCATTCGCAGTAGCAGCTGGGTTAGCAATAGCATCTATTCCATTCTTAATCGCTATATCATTATTAGGAATAGCAGCATCTGCTGGTTTAAGTGCATTGGGGATTGGATTAACGGCATTAGGAACGGCAGCCGCTAGTGGATTACCATTCTTAGGAATAGCATTGATAGGGGCATTAGGATTAGCTATGATTCCATTCGCAATCGCATTAAATATAGCAACACCAGCAATTGAAGCATTTGGTGGTGTAATAGTTGGGGTAATGGGAGCAATTCCACCAATCATTAGTGCAATCGCAGAAGGATTCGTAACTATGATGGGGGCATTATCTTTAGAAAATATTGGTGCATTGATGTTATTAGGACCAGCATTGTTATTAGCATCTGTTGGTATGATAGCATTTTCTGCCGCTATGTTGGTAGGTGGATTAGGTTCATTCTTTGGTGGTGGGATTATAGATGATATATCTGAACTAGCTATGATAGGACCTCAATTAGGTATGGCTGGTGAAGGATTGGCCGCAATCACAACGAATTTGAGTGAAGTAAGTGGTGTAATAGAAACTCTATCAGAATCACTAAGTACAATGGGTTCAGTTACAGCACCATTATATGGAGTTGCAGGTGGGTTATTTAGTATAGCGGGTGGTTTAATATCTATGGCTGGCGCTGGGTTATTAGCACTACCATTATTTGCGGCTCTTGGTGGTTTAGCAGCTATAGCACCTGTATTAGGTGGGTTAGGTTCATTATTTGGTGGTGGTGATGAAGAAGAGTCCAAATCATCAGATAGTGGTGATTCCGATATGATAGATTATGATAGGTTGGCATCAGTTTTACAATCACAACCAATAGTATTAACAATCGATGGTAAGGCGGTACAAAAGATAACCGCAGTACAACGTAGACAGGGTAAAAATGCGAGGAGTTTTAGCTAATGGCACTTAAAGATATGAAATCGGATTTATCTAAATTTAGAATGCCAAAGAGTACACCTTTGGAATCTAAAGAAAGAGTTGATGTTAATAAGAACTTAAATAAAACACCACTTAGTGGGTTGGTAAAAGATGTCCCTGTAAAAACATCGATTTCACCAACAGCTGCAAAGACTGGTGTGAATCCTCAAAAAGTAAATCAATCAGAAAAGTTCAAAGGTGAAACAACACCTCAACCTATGGATAACTCAGAAAAGTTCAAAGGTGAAACAACTCCTAAGCCAATGAGTTTAGAAGAAAGATATTTAGGGCAGACAGACCCAACAATGGTTAACCAATCAGAAAAGTTTAAAGGTGAAACATCACCAAAGGAAGTTAACCAATCAGAAAAATTTAAAGGTGAAACTACTCCTAAAGAAATGAACAACTCTGAAAACTTCTTAGGTGAAACCTCACCAAAAGAAATGAATAACTCAGAACAATTCTTAGGTGAAACAACTCCTAAAGAAGCAAAAAACTCAGAACAATTCTTAGGTGAAACATCACCAAAGGAAATGAACAACCAATCTCAGTTCTTAGGTGAAACCTCACCAAAAGAATCTGATAAGAGTTCTAAGTTCTTAGGTGAAACAACTCCTAAGCCAATGAGTTTAGAAGAAAGGTTCTTAGGACAAACATCACCAAATGAGATGAACAACCAATCTCAGTTCTTAGGTGAAACATCTCCAAATGAGATGAACAACCAATCTCAGTTCTTAGGTGAAACAACACCTACTGAAGCAGATAAGAGTTCTAAGTTCTTAGGTGAAACAACACCTACTGAAATGAACAATAAAAGTAACTTCTTAGGAGAAACAACTCCTAATGAAATGAATATTCCAAATGGTGAAAAACCTTTAGGAGAAACTACTCCAAATGAATCAGATAGAAGTTCTAAGTTCTTAGGTGAAACAACTCCTGTAGAATCAGATAGAAGTTCAAAGTTTTTGGGTGAAACATCACCAAATCCAATGAATATTCCAAATGGTGAAAAAGGTTTGGGTGAAACAACGCCAATACCAATGAATATTCCAAATGGTGAAAAGGGTTTGGGTGAAACAACACCAAATGATTTTTCATTTAAGAAGAAATTAGAAAACGAAGGAAAAGATTTTAAAGAAGTTAATAACTTATTAGATATTCACTCAGCTGGGTTCAATTCTAAGTTTGGTGGTGTTGAAGCAACTAAGTTTATTGGTGTGAATCCTGATAATACTATATTTGATAGTGCAAACTCGTTATTCTCTAATATAAATGATAATAAGTTTACATTAGCTAAAACATATGGTGGTTTATATAACGATGCAGGTGGTATAAATTCAGGTGAAGAAGGATTTGGAATTGGTATGGGACATGCCAAAAGACAATCACCATCTTTCTTAGATGAAATGTACAATAAGTTTAATTTAAGAGATGATGCATTTAATTTAGGAACTGCAGCATTTGCACATCCATTAATTCTTAGAGGTATTCAAAGAAAAGGTATAAGTAAAGGTGAACCACAACGTTGGGGATTCGGAATACCATTAGATGATGGGTTAATGAGAGGTGGTATTGTTACAGCAGTTGAACGTTCTCTTATAGATGGTATCAGATTAGGTAAGTGGATGATTTCAGTAAATGGGTTACTATGGGGAATCAAAAACTTAGGATTACAAGCATCTAACTCAAATGTAGAAACTGTAACTGGTAAACGATTAACTAAAGTATGGACACCCGTAAATACACTCGCATCGGCAGTTGGTGGATTCTTAGGATTACATCCACGTAGACATGGTATATTACCATTACCAGAAGCTGCTAATCCTGAAAAATATGAAACTGTACAAAAAGCTAAAAAAGTAGCACAAATTGATGATATATCATTAGGTGTTGTGGGTATGGGAAATAGATTAGTTGGATTATACAATGAATCATTCCTTACAATGGGTAGTATGAGTACATCTTCTACCTTTAAAGGTACACCATTCCTTAGATTACAAGCACCTGGCGGACCTAATTCTGTATATGGTTTAATTCCTGGTGGAAAAATACCAACGAGAGGTGAAGATACTAGATTTGATGTATTTGATGGATTCACAATTCAAAATCAATACAAACCAGTTGGTACAGACCCTTCAACCGGCCCATCGGCAGAGGCAAATTTTGGAATTCCATTTGATGAGAGTACAACACCATTAGCAAAGGAAATAAAAGATACAACTGATGAGTATAAACCAATATTTTCACCAGAAGGACCTAATAAAGGTAATGATGATACTACGGCAAATGGAAAAGCGGGTAGAATCTACAATGATGAAGAAACATATCCTACTTTAGAAACGGATAGAGAAGAAATTAGTGGTATTGGTTTAGATAAAGTTTACACATCAATAAAAGATGGTGGTGAGCTTGATGAAACGAATGAAGTACACAAAAAATACGATACCCCATTTGAAAAACTAAAAACTACAGATGGTGAATCTCATAACATAGAAAAATTAGAATCATCAGAACTAATTAAAGGATATGAAACGATTGCATATGGTAATATGCCTGAAAGAGTAGCTGGTGATACTGAAGTAAACGATTTTAGAAGTTTATTAACAGGTGATGAAAGCAAAAGAGCAAGTAAAGCTGGATATGCAGATAATTCAATACAATCTAAATTTGGATTTACCAATCCTGGTAAAGTTGGAGCAGATAGAACAGATTACACAACATCTCACGCAGCTGACCCTATCCAATCTGGAGCTATAGATGCAGCTGAACAAAATGATTTAGTTAAATTAATATTTGATAAACATGGTGGTGGTTCTAAACTACAATTCAGAGGTACAGTTACTGGTATCACAGAAACATTCTCACCATCTTGGGAAGGAATGCAATATAATGGTAGAGCTGATTCGGCATTTAAGTATTCATCATTTGAAAGAAGTATAACTTTTAATTTCAAAGTTTATCCAACATCCAAAGCTGAATTAAAACCATTATATTCAAAATTACAAAGATTATCTACAATGACAATGCCTACTTATGGTAATGGTACTAAAGGGTATGGTGGTATCCTTTTAGATTTTACTTTAGGTAATTTATGGGTTAAACATTTATCATTTATTGATTCGTTATCATACTCATTCTCAGATGATGTACCTTGGGATATTGATGAAGGAGCATCTATGGGTATTGATGTAGCAATAGGATTGAAATTACTAAGTAATGTAGTACCAGAATACAATTCAAAGGTTTACGATTTGGGTGGGATATAAGATATGAAAAATAGATACGAAAATATAGAATTACTAAGAACTGAATTAGGTAAAAGATTCAAAAAAACTATCAGATACCCAAAGATGTCAAAAGAATCACAAGATATGTACATCATATCAATACAAGGTGATAGATTAGATAATCTTGCATACAAATACTATGAAGATGCAAGACTGTGGTGGATATTAGCTAGAGCTAATAATTTAGGTAAAGGTGATATGGAAATTCCGATTGGTACACAATTAAGAATACCATATAACTATATAGCTATTTTAGATGAATACAACGAACTAAACAAATAAAAGGTAATAAGTTATGAAATTTGACCAAAATTTTCCCGGCCCGGTAGATGATGAGTTTAAAGCTAGAGAAAAAGCTATAGCCGGTAAAGCTATAAAATGGAACTATGATAAATATGCATATTGTACCATCCAATCTACGGGAGAAAGCTTAACAATTATCGCATCTGAACAGAAATTAATATTAGGTGATGGTGCCGCATATAATAGAAAACCACATATCAACTTATATACTACTGAAGGTGGTGTTCGTAAATTTAAACCTCAATTAAAATCCTGTAAAATCACAAATGAAGGTGGGCAGGATTATACTGATTCATACCTTTACAATGTAGAATTTTCATTTACAGTATTCACTCAAGCTGATTTGAATGCAGCAGAAGCTACGTTTATGAGAGTAGGTGGTGGAATTAGAGTAGATTTTGGTTGGAAAGGTCTTGAGGGTGTTAATAAAGGTTTTGTTGAAGCAAATATATTTAATTTTGATTTTAGTATGAACGATGATGGTTCATTTGATTGTAACATAAAAGCAATGTCTCCTGCAGGATTATGGAGTGGTGAGGATATGGCCTCTGTAGATAATGAAAAAGTTGATAATGATGAAGAACCAACAAACTTTCTTTCAAGTTTAGAAGCTAAATGTAGAGAAGCTTTCGGATTAGATTCAGATGATGGACCCGATTCGGTTAGTGATTTAGGTAATAATAAACTTAGAGTAGAAGCAAAAAAACTTGGTGGATTAGAATGTGTATTTGGGGCGGCAGAGTTGATTATAGAGCCAGGATTTTGGAACGATGATGAACAATATATATTCTATACAACTATAGGAACTCTTATAAGATACATAAATTCAAAAGGTGATACTGATAAGAATACATATAAGGTTCAGCAGGGTGGAAAAACAGCATCATTTCCTAAAATTGAATGTTTGGGTTCAGCAGACCCTAAAGATTTCTTTTTACCAGGATTTCAAGGAAGTTATGGAGACCCATCTGATGGTGGTAATGCAAAAAACTTTTCGAAATGGGGAGAAAACTTAGAAAATGGTGCAAGTTACGATACTAGTGATATTGAAAAGATAGCAGTATCATTTCCGTTTTTAACAAAAACATATCAAAGTATGGCAGATAAAACAAAGACTGTTGGTGGATTTAAACAATCAGTAAAAATCGCAGAGTTTTTAAAAACAATATTTGATAGATTAGAAAATGTAACAGGCGGATTGGTAACATTATCTGCAATTCCATTAAAGGGTGGGCAACCATTACAACCTGATAATCAAAAACCACCATTTGATATAACGATAATGAATAAAAAGATGATTGAGAACGCCACAGGCCCAAAAGCATTTACATTCAAAACTTTAGCTAAAGATAGTATAACTAAAGCAGTGTCGTTAAGTAGTGAATTTGATGCCGATTATATATTAATGGCAACTAAAGCTAATATTGAAAAAGGTACATCTAATGGACACTTTTTAACAAAACCAAAAAAAGGGCCTTATCCACAAAATGGAGCTTTAAAAGAGCCTCCAAAGGTTGAATCTTCAGATATATTAGATATGAGAAATGAGATGGGTGATAAAGGTGCATCGCCTGAACGAATAACTGCTTATGGAGATGCATGTAGAGCATATATTATACAAAACTCAAAAGCGGATAGTAATTTAGCAGAAGGTAGATATGGTGAAATACAATATACGTTGAATCTTAGTGTTACAATAGATGGTGTTTGGGGAATCCCATTTTTAGCACCAATCAAAATTGATAGAATGCCTTCAGTATTTAATACTAAAGGTGTATTATTTACTGTAATCGCAGTAAACCACGAATTTGATGGTAAAGGTGGTTGGGAAACTTCTTTAGAAACTGTAATGAGGATACCATAATGGCACGTAACGAATTTAAAAGAAATAGGGTTTATTATACTAAAGCTCAAATCACAGATGGATTAATTACTCAAGGTGATGAGTGGATGTTTATAGATGGTATGGAATATATTGGGCAATATCATTCATATACTACAGGTGAAGTATTTTCTGAAGCTAATTTTGTAGATGGTAAATCAAGAATGTTAATACCATATGTAGATGTAAAATCTGTTGGATTAAAAACATCAGAGGGTATGGATTTAGCTAAAAACTTTTTATATGATGGAGTAAAATCATTAGATATTAAAAAACAAACAATGCCAAATAGAGATATAGAAGGTATTACAGATAAAGATATCAAAAATGGATTTATGATAAGATATTTTGGATATAGATATGATGATTCTTGCATAGAACTAAATAAAGAAAAATTCAACCAAATAGGTTCGGATGAGGGGTTATCAGGTGTAATTTATAAAAAGTTAAAAATAAAATGGAAAATAACAGGCCCAATTCACGATACTTTCGATGAAAATGGTAAAAAATTAGAATCAGGTGTTTTTGATTCAAACAAAAGAAATGTAGCATTAATTTCGGAAAAACACCCATCAATAAAACTCAAACTATTAGATTACACAGAATTTCACATCCTATAACACTATGAATCCAAAAAAAGATATTAGCACAATCATATATATTCTACTAATGGTAACATTCTTCATTATTGGTATTTGTTAATAACTTTGTTGAAAACTTAACAATTTCTTAACATTAAAATTTGGTAAATCCAATAAAAAGTCGTATATTAGTAGTGTAATAAGGGTTGAGAGTTTAATCCACTAATAATTAAAAAATGAATAAAATAAAAGAATTTGAAAAGAGTATTAAAGGAGTTAAGTTTACTCCGGCTCAAAAAAAGATTGTTGATTTAATCCTTAAAGGATATGAAATCAAAGTTGTTAACAAACACCATATGAGTGGTGGTCAGATGATGTGGAAATCTCCACATTCAGATTATTTAGAGCATGCTGGTAAAGTTTACAAAGCATTTTTCAACGTTTTCTACCAAATCAAAAAACAAAAAGGAATCGAAGTTCCTACTAAATTATTTTGTAGTTAATTTGGTAATTACAAAAAAGTTTT